TAGTAAATAGCTACATCAGATTAATAAGTCTATTGTTTTGTATAACAAGCTAATACCTTTGTGATTCATGATCCATGCTGCCCGCATGAATAAGGTTGTTGGGTTGTAAATAGGTGAGTGGAGTGGAATAAGTATATTGTTATGCGGTACTGGTTAGAGAGTTATATAATTTTTCCATAAAAAAAGTCCCAACCGTGGTCCGCAGTGCGTTTCGCCTTATGCGTGGTGGGCTCTTTCAGTTTGTTTTATATTATATTGTATTGTAGCATAACTAATGTAAAAAGTCAAGTTGTGGTATTAATAAGTGTAGTGTTATATTTAACAGGTAATTGTTGCTGTTTGAAGAGAAAGAATAGTGTGAAATATTTGAAAAATATCTTGAATTATTAAACAAGCTAAGCTATAATATACATATGACAAATACAAATAAGGAGGAATTACAATGCCTAAGAAAAGAACTACAATATTAAACAATAAAAAGAGATATCAATCTGTACCTAAAAAAGACATTCCAATGAAACGTTGGCTTGACAGTACAAGACAATTTAATAAAGACTTCGCCGGAGACTTACCAACATACGAACAATATCGCAATATGCCAAGAAAAGCTAAAAAGTTAGTAAACCACGCCCGTGAAGTTTTTGAACTTACAAAAGATGATAAAGATATGTATGAAATGACAGGCTTAACGCAAATTCAATCTGACTTGCATTATGCTCAACGGTTCAATCAAGTTTCGCAAACTAAGCAAAGGTTCAGACCAACTAAAAATTCAGATGAAGTTCGTAAGTGGCTCAATACACAAGGCAGAAATAAGTCATATTCAAGGCTTTTACCAACTTGGGGGCAATATAAAAATATGACAGCTAGAGAAAAGCGAAAAGTCCAGTCTTTGATGAAAATGCAAAAAACAGCCAAAACATACGCTTCGCAAGGAGAATTTATTTATAAATTGTCTGAGTTTGCAACAGCACCTAATGTAACATACATCAAAGATGATCCACGAATTGATGACGAACGTAAGGCGCAAGCTCAACAAATCAAACAAGAACTTGATATGGTTACAAAACTTGCTAATCAGATGTTACCACCAAATAAGTTTTCGCAATATGAAAAAGGAATGTCAAAAAAGCAGATGAATGAATTGGCAAATTACAGACGTGGTAGAGCTTTAGGGTCAGCAGGCCAAAACATGATTTATGACATTACAGCTATGGCACACGAAGATTTCGTTGCAAAATTACAAGATTTAGCTGCATATGAAAAAGATGATGGCAGTGGTGTTGTTGTGTACTATAAAAATACAGTACCAAAAACGCCTGGGGCTCATGGTAAATTTGCCATGTTCATACCTGGCTGGACCATGCAAGACTTTCATAGGTTTATGACTAGACAACAGAATTACGGTTACAAAGCGACCGTTAAGGACCTAAGGGAATTTTATAAAAACTACGATAAAATGAATTTATAAGGAGAAGTATCATGGATAATGAATTGGTTGAAAAAATAACTGATGGAATTTTTAAAAGAAAATCAGTAACATATGTTGCAGACATTGAAGATATGCTCCTTTTTGATGACAACAAAGCAAGTAACGATTTTGAAAAGGTATCAAGCAAAATCACACAACTTGAATACTTAAAGGAGCAAACAGCTATTAAAGGCGGTTCAACCAAATCATTTAATCGTAAAATCAAAAAACTTAAACGCAAAAAAGAAGATTTATTATCAAAGTTATGCACAGAAAAATATCCATATTATATTGGCTATTCTAAGGTTAAATACGGTGCTTCAAGAACAAGAAACTTAAAAAATATTGAAAAATATCATATCCAAAACAGACATGAACATGATATTGCAGATATTAGAACTTGCCCTGATTGTATGATGAAATTAACAAAACGTTTTGTCAATCATTTTGTGGCAGATAAAAACGGTATGAATTTGTGGCCTTTGTTTCTTGATGAGCTTGCTAGTCAAAATGCTAATGCTAACGCTATTCTTGAGGATAAAGGTGCAACTAAGATTAGTGTTTATTTTCATAATTTAAGATATGATGCAAGCTCATTATATTCAAGAATGTTGTCTGACGACAGGTTTACACCGGTTCATGCGGCGTCAATATATCCAACTGGGATATGGTATTCAGCAGTGTTCCTTTGGAACTATAATGGAGTTGATTATGTTTTTGAATTTAAGGACAGTCTTAAACTATTAGCTCAATCATTGGATAAATTGGGAAAAGTGTTTGGATTGCAAAAACGCAAAGATCTTGCCGATTATAGTTTTCACGTTTTGTCTGTATGGTCAAAAACAAAGCAATTTGCAGATATGATAGAGTATGCAGACGTTGACGTTTATATCTTAGAAAAAATTGCAAGTGAACTTCCCACTATGTTTCCAAAACGTAAACTTGATAAATATACGGGAAGATACCGTGAAACAAAAAACAAGTACGATACTGGTACTTGCTTGACTTCAGGGGCTTTTTCCTCACAAGAAACTAAGGTTAAGGTAATGGAACAAGATGATGCAAACGGAACAAAGAATTACAGTAAAATCTTTGATACCGGTTTAACGCAGGAAGATGATTTATATTTTCGCAAAGCGTATTATGGTGGTACTACGCTTGTTATGCCCGATGAAGGTAACAAAGAGTTAGGGCTTGGTTGCTCCATTGACGCAAATTCACTCTACCCTTCGTCAATGCTAAACAATTTCCCTGACCCTACTACAAGAGTTAAAATGAATGCAATTGAATGTATGAAATGGATAAAACAACACAAGAGTGGATATAATCATGCAACCAAACAGTACGAGCATTTTGCAACGTTTAAAGTCCGTATTTTTGAGATGAAACTTAAAGACAAGCATTTTCCATGTTTTCCAAAGAAAGGTAGCCGGGGAAATTCCAAACAGGCAATCGTTGATTTAACAACTTTTGATACAACAATTACCTCTGATGGTAGAAAATGTGTTGAAAAGTCATTCACAGCGCTTGATTTGTATAATATCACTCAAGAATACAACATCAAATTTGAATTTATCGAGGGTGTAGACTTCCCACGTATTCTATATATGCCTTTTGAGAAGTTTGTAACTTTCTTTGGTGATCAAAAAGTTAAGTATGGTAAAGAGGGAAACAAGACCATGAAAATGGTTACGAAACTTATTCTCAATGGCGCTTATGGAAAACTTGCGGAATGTGGTCACCCTTACATTACTTTATGTATTCTTGATAGCAATGGTAACATGAAATATATGGAAGTTGAAAATCCTAAGTACAAAGAAGAACAACATGGTAATATTATCATTGCAAGTTATATTACAGCAATTGCACGAAACGAATTATATATGACGGTCAAGACCATTGACAACTCCAATGTTGCAAGAACGGTTTATGTTGATACAGACAGTGCTCATATTATCTATTATGGCAAGTATTATAATGATTTGAAAGAACTTTCTTCAAAGCTCAAACAAGGCAACGAGTTTGTTAAAAGTGCCAAAACATTGTGGAAAAATGACAATCAACAATACAAAGCATTATGCAAAGCTGCAGATGAAATTTATAGTAAAATGTGTAGGGAAATGAACATCAGATATGACGATAACAAGTTCAAACACTGGAAAATTGAATCATTTTTTGATAAAGCTATTTATCTAGGTGCTAAAAGGTACATTGAAAATGATTGTATCGAGGGTACAATTATAAAAGTCGCCGGAGTTCAACAGGAAGGAAGAAACGAAGTATTCAATCAAATTTCACAACATGGTATCGAATGGTTTTCATATAAAGACAAAGAGATGATTGTGTTACCGTTCAAGAGAACATACCTTGTTCATGGTGGTTTCCACTTCGCAAACAGTTACAAAGTTCTTAAGAATGGCTTCAGTTCACCGGTTGATGTTTATGAAAGTATTTTACAAAAAGATGAAAAAGTTGTTGACAATCAAGCTATAATGAGATAAGATAAAAGCATGGGAGGTGATAATAATGAATAAAGAAACATTAAACTCAATGAGAAAGTATGCAGATGTTTACAGAGAATATATGTCTGCAAATAAGAAGATGTTGTCAAAAGTAAAACATGAAATTGCGAGTGAAGATGATATCATTAAAACCGTTGAAGTACTTGAAGAGCTTTCAAAAAGTTTGCTTAAACTTAAAATTGATTACGTTGATATGTTAGAGGAGGAACAATAATGCGACATTTATATGCTACAAAAACACCACTTGGTGAACTTAAAAAGGTGTTTCCTAACAGAAACCATAACTTTCAGGAATATCTTGTTGAATCAGAGTATGAAACATACGACAGCGTTGCAAGAAAAAAGATAATGGTCCACAAGCACCATATCATTAACGATCATACGTATAATGATATTTGTTATCCATATCTCAATCCCGAGGAGGAAGAACTTTACAAGGATAGATACGAAGTATATCTTACACTTCCTTATTGTGATTTGTTCGACAGGTTAGAAACTGATGTCAAAAATTGTGTTATCAGCAACTCAACAAGAGATAAGATGCTTGATATTTGGGGTTGTTTGGGTCACTACAATAATAACGATAGCTTGAAAGATTTCAGCAAAGACTTTAACGGAGGACTTTAAGATGACAAAAAGAATTAGAGCAAAACGAGAAGTATATACGCTTGAGGAAAATGAACGTGTAAAGGATATTCCAGGTTCAAAAGGTTATGCAGTTACGGACAGTGGAAAGTTTTTAAGACGTTATCCAAAAGACCCTGATAAATTCTATCGTATCATGCCTAAAGCATATTCAAAAGGTTTAATCTGCCATGTATATTTTGAAAACGGTAAGGATTATTCAATTTTGCTGGCAAAACTTGTATTAGTTTTGTTCAGCAATGAAAGCAAAGACAAAACGGAAGAAGAGCTTTTGAAGATGTACACAAATAATGTACACGTTGATTACAAAGATGAGATTATTGATCATTGCGCCCTTGATAATCTTGTATGGGGCGCACCTAAATCAAGAAGAGGAGAAACGAATAATGAAAAAGAAAATTGAGTATTCTATTTTGGCTTTGGTGCTTGGTATAATAATTGTAATACCTTCATTTATTGTTTCAGCATTTTTAACTGGTATAATCACTAAACCGTTAATGGCAACAGCGTTAGAGGGAAATGTCATTGCAGCAATGCAGGTTTCATTTTTTATAGTTGCAACATACTTAATTGCATGGTTAATAACAGAAGTTTTAAGAAAGATTGCTCATAAAATCTCATTCTAGCAGGAGCAGCAATATGAAGAAAGACTTATTTTCAATGTTTGATGAAACTGATGATTTTTCATATATTGATACACCTGCAGTTTACATTAAGTATAAATTGAAAAAGATATCTAAAATATTAAAAAGAATAACACATTCGAAGGAGTTAACTATGAAGAAAAAGATTGAAGAAGTTATTGAAAAGATCGATAATAGTGGTGATTTGCCTTTCGTTGTAATGATTTATGATAATGATAATTTGAAAAAATTAGATGTTGTCTTAGAGGATAAATATAAGTCAACCGGTGAAAACATTGAATTTATTGTTGACTTTACACCAAGAGGAAATGTTGTTGTTTTGAGTGAATATAAATCATTGTTAAAATATTACGGCCACGAATATAATCATGATCATATTAAAGGCGGATATTACAAAGGTTCATTTGATGATATTTGTATTATCACTGAAATAGCACGTAAGACGTTTGGCATCAGAGTTAAAAACGGTAATGAATTACAATATGTAACCGATAGCAAACACTTTGATGAAGATTATAAGAAATTCAAAAAAGCAATCAAGTTTATTGATGAAATGTTAACTATCAGTATGGAGGAATACTAATGTTAGACGCAAAGATTTTAGATGTACAAGGTTTTGAACAAGCAATTAAGGGAATGAGAAACTCACGTAACAGTTGGTCAAGAATGGATAGTATTGATAATGTTGTTGGAGCGAATGACCTTAAATTAATGCACAGACTGTTTAAGTCTGGAACAGAACACAGGAAATACGCAAGAATGATTACAGTATGGATTGACATTAATGCTCCGTTATACTGGTGGAAAGAATTTGACCAATATAAGATTGGTACTGTATCTAATTCATGTTCAACGATGTACACACTAATGAATAAACCATTTGAATTGAAAGATTTCAGCATTGATAAGTTATATGTATATGGGTATTGTGCAGAACGTGTAATTGATGATTTGAATGAATTAAGGGAACACTGTTTAAAGGAAACAGACTCTAAAATTAAAAAACAACTTTGGTATTCAATCGTTCAGTTGTTGCCGGAAAGCTACAATCAAACACGTACAATCATGTTGAATTATGAAGTTGTTGCTAGAATTATCCAACAGCGAAAAGGTCATAAATTGGAAGAATGGAAACAGTTTATTGATGTTTTAAAACAATTACCTTATATCAATGAAATTATGGGAGAAGAAAAATGAAAAGATACAGAATTACGTACAAAAAACTCAATGAGGAGTATTATCCCCTTGAAAGTCAGCTTACCACTTTAGACGTTTACGATGCTGAAGTTGATAAAGGTTTTGTTTGCATTTGGTTTGATGATAGCCACAAAGGCGCTACACCTGATATGGCCATCAATGCTAATTTGGTGTATAAAATCGAGCGAATTGAGGAGAAGAAAAATGAAGATTAACGAAGAAGAGATTATAAAAGACTTGAAACATAACTTTAAAATCTTTGAAGAAGAATATAAAGATATTTTTAAATATTACGAAGAAGATAACGAAAAACATTTAGATTGGAGATACGAAGACGCAATAATGCTAAGTCTTATTTCTATTCAAGATGTGCAAGCTAACTTAGAAATGTTAGATTATTTGTGGAATAAAAAGATCAAAAAGATTGAAAAACGAAAAAGGAGATGAATAAACATGGAAAATAATGAATTAACAAATGATGAACTTTTTATTTTGTTAAAAGGTATGATTAGGCAAAAAGAAACAGACAAAGCTATTAAACTTCTTGATATGCTATATGAGAGGTTTAATATTTCAATTATTGAAAACTGTGATTTAAGAGATGTTTTAGAATTAGCAGAAAATCTGAATTATGAAGATTACATTAAATTAAATGAGGTGTAATAAATGATTATTAATTAAGATAAGAGAAACAGTGTTTTAAGGGACTTGACAATGGCGAAAATGCTTATCGATAAGGCAATCAAGGAAACAAATATTTTAGAATTTCCACATTATAGATATAATGAATATCTTAAGATCGCAAGAAAGATTATCCTGGATAACTATATTAACTGGGATAACCATGATAAAATTTAATTTGTGTTATAATAGAGGTGTAGCAATGTTATCACAAACAGAAACTATTTTAAAAAGAGATGAACGTTTTTTGCAAGCTGCGTATGATGACTTTCAGGCAATGTATAATGCAGAAGTTGATTGTAAAGATTATCATGGAAAGTTGCAACGATTACAATATTCCATGGATAGGTTAAACAAGGTATGGAACGATTTTTGTTCATTGAATGATGAAATAAAACAAGTTGATTGCAGGGAAGACATTGTAAAGCCTGACCGTTATTGCGGTAAAGACGGCAAAGACCTTTTACAGGTTTTTGAAGAAAGTCTTTTATCAGATGAGGAATACAAAGGCTTTTTAAAGGGCAATGTATATAAATACCTGAAACGTTATGAACATAAAAACGGTAAGGAGGACTTGGAAAAGGCAACAGTGTATCTCAATAAACTATATGATTTTGAGGTACAACATGAAAAAGAAAAACAAGTACATTAATATATATAATTTTCTTCAAGATGATTACAGTACAACTTTTATTTTAGGTGCACGTGGTGTAGGTAAAACGATATCTGCATTTGCAGATACAATCAAAAGATGTTGTGAACACGGTACAAAAGCTGTGTATTTAAGAAGATACCAAGCCGAAATTGATACCATTGGTATTGATTTACAATTGGTATCAGAATTAACAGGTAAAACCGTCACTAGAAATTTTGCAGAGATCAATGGGTTGAAACAAGATTTTATTATGGCAGACGGGGAACCTGTTATTTATTTATTAGCACTAAATACAGCCGGTAAGTATAAGTCAACTTCTTACAAAGATGTTGAAATTATTATCTATGATGAGTTTCTTGATTTAAAGAACAGAGAGTTGAAAAAAGAAACAACTATGTATGTCAATCTTGCAATGACCATTTTTCGTGATTTTACAAAGTATAAAGCAATCTTTTTAGCAAACTCAACTAATCTGTTTAATTGTTATTTCATTGATTTTGAGGTTATACCTACAGGCAAAATCACTAAGTACAAAGATAAGTCAATCAAGATTGTTATGTATCAAACATCTAATGAATTAGACAATGAACGCATGAATACGCCTTTGGCTGTTATGTCACGAATAGTTGAAACAGGTGGTTCTTCATCACTTGACAACGTTTTCGCAGGCAACTTGTCCGATTATCTGCATAAACTGGATAACAATTGCGAGTACAAAGCAACGTTTAAACTGGATAACCAGTATTTTGGTATGTATTTCAATAGCAAAACAGGAATGACAATCATATCACGCAAAGTTGATTTGAAGTATAAACTCAAATTTGCTTTAACATATGATGATGTTACTCCGGATTATCCTTTGATCAATAATGAACGCTACTGGTTTGCAAGAGATTGTCTAATGCATAATCAAATGTATTTTACAGACGTCAAGACAAGAGCAATGTTTTTCAAGAGGTTAAAATCAATGTCAGTTATTAACTATTAAGGTGGTGATGATATGCAACAGAGCAAAGCTATCAACTTGATTGCAAACACATTATTATCGTTAGGTTGGAACAAGACAAGCATTATCGGGTTGATGAACAACATGAGTGCCGAAAGCAATTTCAATCCTAAAATAATCGAATACGGAAGAAAACCTATTTTTTCTTCTTCATATGCGTTTGGTGTAGGGTTGGTTCAGTTTTCATATCCACCACTTAACGAGGAGATTTACAACTACAATAAAACTCACAGTGATGAGGAAAGCATTAAATATCAATGTTCCATTCTCACAACATCAAGACCCTTGCAAAGTTGGTTAAACACAACAGGTGGACAGTTTGCAGATGAATTTGATAATTACACGATCGATGAATTTATTCACAATTCACGCAAACTAACTTGGCAGCAGCAGACGAAAGCATGGTTTAATCACTTTGAACGAGGAGTTGATACGATAAGTAATCGTATCGCAAATTATTCAGCATGGTACAAATATGTTTCATGGGGTTCAGACAATCCGAGTACGGAACAACCAAGCGAATATACCAAAAACAAGCAGCTTACCGTTAACGGTTGTTTATCTTTTTTCAATCAAACAAGAAAAAACTGGGGTTCAAGTGACGAACAAGGTGGAAACAACGATAAACCACCAAGCAATCCTGACGGAAGAAATATTCAAGCAGTAATGAATTTATTCAATGAATGTCAGTTGGTCGGCACAGTATATTCGCAAACAAAACGTGCAAGAATATTAACCGATAAAGCATATTCTGACTGTTCAGCTTTTGTTTCTCAATGTGTAACCAAATATCTCAACATCAATGACAATACGTTATGCAACACAGAAACGCTTCATGCATGGATCGGGAAATACGGATATTCCCTTGTATGGAACACATCAGTACGCAACAGAACTCCACCTAACTATAAGCAAGGTGATGTTATAATAGTCGGCAGAATTGGCACTTCATTAGGTGACTACGGACATACACTTTTCATAATTGATGATAAAGGAACAACGATAGAATGCACTTCGTCAACACCGAGTGTTGTCAAGTCAACACTAAGTGCAAGATTATCAAATTATGCCACTTGGTGGGGTTCTAATTATCATGTTTATCAGTACAGAATTTGAGGTGAAGCTATGTGTGACAAAAAAGCAAAAATTATTGTGACAATCCTTGTTTTGATATATCTGTTTGGTATGGCAGGGATTGCAATGATGCTGGGAGGTTGAAAACATGAGTGAAATTCCATACATTGCAATTGATAGTAAAGTACAGTACTTAAACGAAAATGACGGGACATTCACAGGGACAGGAAAGCTTGTTGCTCCTTTTACGTGTTATGATATTTCAAATGAAAAATCAGTGACATCAATTGTAAGTCAAGGCTATCGAGTTTATGTATCAATTAAGCCTTTATTTGATGATCAATACTGGATATTTGTTTTTAAAACTGAAAATTACATTGACAGTGAAAACAATATGTATGCACAAGATTTTGTGATTGGTAGCGGCAACTTTGAATTTTATTATGTAAACACAAGGAAGCCTATTAATCTTTCCAACATTAATTGGTTTTATCATGCATACCCGTTTACCTACACCTTAAGGCAGACGAGAACAGGTGTAGTCGATAATGTCAATATACCCGATTTTATCCAGGAAAACGATTATATCAGTATCAACAATATGTTTTACGATACCATGATAACGAAAAACTTAACACATGCGCTTATCAATGTTGATGAATACAACTCAATTGGTCTAAGCAGCAGCGAGTATAATCCAACTGAAAGTTCAATCTTTTCAATTTTTGCATTAGCACAGTCTGATGAAGATATAATTCAAAGTGCAATCAAGGATATGCAGAAAGCAAAAACAATCAAAACATATTGTTGGTCGCTAATCAATCAAATAAGTGAACCACAATTGTTTGATACTTGGTTTCACTGAAAACAAGATGTGAACACACTTAAGGAGAAAATATGACAGTATATTTAAACGAACAACCACTGTTCAAAGCAGAAGATTTTGAAACCGCATATTTGTTTCTTATTTATATGTATTCTTTGCCAACAGAGCCTTGGTCAATAAACACTGCAACAAAAGAAGTAAATATTAATGGGTTGAAATTTATAATAAAATAAATTAAAATATATTAAGGAGTAATATTATGAATAAAAACAATGCTTACTTTTTATTAGACAACGAAAATAATATTTTAAGTGAAAGCAAGACAGGAGCATATATGTATCAGGATTTTTTGAAAGGTAAAAATTTTGAAATGGCAGGTTATCTTCCAGTTATTCGTGGTGATGAAAAAGTTGTTGTTACGATACCTCTTAACACCGAAAATGGAACAGAAGATATTGAATGCACTCTTGTCGGAACCTTAAATGTTGATAATAATGAGTATAAGATTGTTTGTACAGAACAGGAGTTTTAATAGTGTATAGAGAAATTTGTCATTATCTCATGAATGGTTTTTCAGATAGTGGAGTGTTGTTTATCATGGTGTTGTTTGATACCATGCTTGCGGTTGCTTATCGATTGAAAAAACACAAAGCTGTAAACTCATCAACACTCATATCCGGAATGCTGCGAAATACAACTTACGCATTAATGCCAATGTGCTTGCAGGCGTTACAGATCTTAGTCCATGATGACAGTTACATTTTATATAATATTTTTAAATTTGGTTTTACCGTAATCGGTTTTTTGGGACTTTTTCAAAGCTGCATTGCAAATTTGAAGATCAATGGGGCAAAAGTAGACGAGTGGTTACCAAAAATTTATGACTTATTTTTAAAAGATGAAGTCGAAAAGAAACTGAACAAATAACAATAAGAGGTGGTATTGATACCACCTCTTTTTCATGTTATAATTATCAATGTAAAAGTTTATTTTTTGATATTGGAGGAATAAATACATGGAATTGAACATGAAACCTACAACAGAAACAATCGGTACAATTGCGGGTTCATCTACTCTTAACTCTGGCCAAGCAGGGACAAAGCAATATGTCGATGGTCCGGTAAAAGCCGTAAATGGTGACCGTGGGGATGTTAACTCAGTACAACGTATGTGGAGCAACTCACCACTTGAAGTGCTTTTAGGGCAAAAACAAGCAGACTAGAAAGGAGGGGTCAACACGTGGAACTTGATGAATTAAAAGAATTGAACGCAACTGACGTTGTAAACGAAGTGGGCAATTTGTATTCGCTTGGTGATGATGCAATTCCTATTTTGGCAGACCACCTGGAAGAAATGCAGAATGTACAGGATAAAATCAATGACATTGTTGTTACCGCTCAAACCGCGATTGACGAAATGGAAAAAACAAATGAACGAATGGAACGAGTAAAACAAGCCAACACAAAACTTATGTACGACAGCATTCAAAGACAACCAAAGGGCGACAGTGAAAGCGAAAAAATGACTAAACTTGACGGTGCTTTGGATAATCTTAATGTTTATGACGATTAATGAAAGGAATGATTAATTAAATGGCGACATCAAAACTTACTAACGCAATTAACCAAACAACAAAAGCCGGTGTTACAGACGTTGAAGTCTTCAATGATGCGGTGGCGACAGCGGGTCTTGACCTTGAACCTTACGAAGCCGGTTCAGATTTTACTCCATGGGGCAAATCTTTTACTCAAAACCATAAGCAACTTTCTGATTACTTAGACAGTGTGGCAGTTAAGTACGCAAATGTTTTTATCAAGGTAGCAAAGGTGCAGAACCCACTTTCGCGCTTTAAACGAGGATTAATCCCGTATGGCGGTAAACTGGAAAGTGTTGTATTTGATACAATTTCACCTAAAGTCTTTCGCCCTGATCTTGTAGACGGTGCAGAAAATCCATTTACACAAAACTTTGGCCGTGTGGTAGGGCATACGTATACAACAGCATTTGATATCGAAAGTACAAACACAATTCAAGATACTGTTGATACAATTTATTTCCAAAACCTTTCGCAATTCAACTCATTTGTGTATGGCAAGATTATGCAACTGGTAAACGGTGCTATGCTTGACGAGTTTTACAATATGAAACTTACACTTGCAAAACCGATTGCAGACCAGATGATTAGTACAGATACGGTAACGAACATCAAGGACCTTGGCAAGAAGATTCTTGAATGGTCACGCAAATTCAAGTACTTCAGACGTGATTCAAACCACGATCATGTAAACCAGGCAACAATGGTTGAAGATATTGAAGTCATTATGCCGGTCAAGTATTCAGTTGACATGGATATTGACTTCTTGATGAACGCATTCAACCCGGAAATCTTCCGCAACACGAAAGTTCACGTAACTGAAGTTGATGAAATTCCTGATGTGTGGGAATACAACAAAGCTCATACAGTTGTGCAGGAAGATATT